AAAAAAACACTGGCAACCTACGGGTATAAAGTCACCAGTGTTTTCGCTTAGTCAAAAAAAACCAGTAACTAATGGCGGTCAGCTACTGGTATTTCCGTGTTGTAATAGAAAGACTCTCCTATGACATCATTACCTTATCACATAAATTTAAACCTGCTATACTTTATTATCTAATTTGAACTACAATACTTATAAATCTTACTAATCATGTCATCTGAAAAGCTTCCAGTTATTACAGATGAATTGATTTTTGCTTTAGATCAAATCTTTCCTAATCGTCATCCTGATTTGTCATTAACTGATAGAGAGGTATGGTATAGGGCAGGGCAAAGGTTTGTTGTTGATTATCTTATTGAACAACAAGCCAGGCAAAAAGATACCATGCTCACCGAATCAGTCTTGGAGAATTAGCTATGTGCGTTGGAAGAAGACCTTCACCACCACCTTTACCAGAACCTAGACCAACAGCACCAAGGCCAGAAAAAACTGCTGAACGTGTAGTGGTTGGGCAACAAAGGGCTGAAGGACAAAGAAGAAGAAGAACACCAACCCAAAGAAGCAGAAGAAGATTAGGTACAGCTTCATTAAGAATACCTTTATTAAGTCAAGAACAAACAGGAACTAGCAATCTTAGGTATTGATTATGTGCATTTTAGGAAGTTCAACAGGATCAATTCAGCAAGCACCAACTTTTCGTGATGCACCACCTGTAGTAACAGGGTCACAAACTGGTGTTGATAATCCTAAAGATACAAAAAAAGCAACAGAACAATTAAAAATTAAAAGACAAAAAAGAGAAGGAACTTATGTAGATCCAAATCTTGAAACAGTAGAAAATTTATTAAATACAAGTAGCAGAATGTCACAATCTGATAGAGCAAGAAGAACAGCAAATCAAGATAGAGCAAAACGTAACTTTAATAAAAGAAAATACTCTAGAGGTATTACAGGTCGTAAGACTAGATCAGCTTAACTATGGAATACTCAACACAAGGACAAACTGCTGCTGGTAGATATGCACAACTACAAAGTGCAAGATCTACCTTTGATCGAGAAGCTAAAGAATCATCAAAGCTAACCATACCTAGTCTGATACCTGAGAGTACAACAGGTACAAGAGCAAAGATAAAAACTCCCTTTCAAGCTGTAGGTGCTAGAGGTGTTAACAGTCTTGCATCTAAATTATTATTTGCTTTACTCCCTCCATCAACTGCCTTTTTTAAACTCAGTATTGATAGTCTTGAACTGTTGAAGCAAGGACAGGAAGGATTAGAAACAGAGATAGATAAAGGATTACGAACAATTGAAACAGCTTTGATGAATGAGATAGAGATCTCTAACGACAGAGTTGCAATGTTTGAAGCATTAAAGCATCTGATTGTTGGAGGGAATGTTCTTCTCTATCTCACAGATGACGGATTGAAAGTATATTCACTATCAAAGTTTGTATGTAAAAGAGATGCAGTAGGTAATATATTAGAGATCATTACACAGGAATCAATACACCCTAACGCTTTACCAAAAGACTTCTTAGAACAGATCAAGAAAAAAGATAACTATGATGAGAAGACAATGGATAGTGACCTTGATATATATACATACGTCAAAAGAGTTAATGATGACTTCCTGTGGTATCAGGAATGTAAAGGAGAAAAAATCCCAGGCACTGATGGCAGATCCAAAGTAGATGTATCCCCCTGGATTACTCTCAGGTTCGTAAGAATAGATGGGGAAGATTACGGTCGTGGGTATGTTGAAGAGTATCGTGGCGACTTGATTAGTTTAGAATCTTTAATGCAAGCAATCATAGAAGGTGCAGCAGCATCAGCTAAGACTCTATTTCTTGTAAACCCCAATGGTGTAACCAGAGCAGCAACCCTAGCTAAAGCTCCTAACGGTGCAATACGAGAGGGATCTGCTTCTGATATTTCTGTGATGCAAGTCAACAAGGGAGCAGACTTCCAAGTATCTTTTGCTGCTATTCAACGTATTGAATCAAGACTTGAGTATGCCTTTCTCATGGCAAGGTCTGTACAGAGAGATGCTGAAAGAGTAACAGCAGCAGAAGTTACCATGATGGCTAATGAATTAGAAAATTCTTTGGGTGGTATTTACAGCATCCTTACTCAAGAGTTTCAACTACCTTACTTAAGACGTAGGATGCACATGCTGGTTAGGTCTGGTAAAGCTCCTAAGTTACCTGAGAAGTTAGTTAAACCGAAGATTGTTACAGGTGTTCAAGGTCTTGGTAGAGGTAATGATCGTAATAAGCTTGTTGAATTTATTGGAACGGTGTCGCAAGCTTTAGGTCCAGACATAATGCGTCAGTACATGAATGTAGATGAAGCAATAAAACGACTAGCAAATTCAATAGGAATAGATACTGCTAACCTAGTGAAGACACAAGAGGAGATACAGGCTGAGATGCAAGCTATGCAACAGCAACAACTTATCCAACATCTCGGACCTGCTGCTCTTGGATCTCCTTTATTAGATCCACAGAAAAATGCAAACGCACAACAATTAACGGAGGAAACTAATGCCAACGAAGAAGCCTGATCCAACACCAGAAACTGAAGTAGCAAAAGCTATAGTAAGTGAACTAGGTGTTAATGACGAACCTACACCTACAGAGCCAAAGGTGGTCAGAACCAAAAATGGCAATACAATTACTTATAACTAAACAAATTCTATGACTTCATCCCAGGTAAATGTCACAGAGACACCACCAATGTCTGCTGAAGACTTACAAACTTTAGCCAAAAACGAAACTGATGATAACGGTCTTATTCTTGGAAAGTTTAAATCAGTAGAAGATCTTGCTGCCAGTTACAAAGAACTTGAAGGTAAGCTTGGTACTGTTACAGAAGAAGATCAACCTCAAACAGAAGAAGAACAGACCGAAACTAACGACACTGAATTTAATGCAGAAGAGTTTTATGGTGATGGTCTTGCTTCAGTATTAGAAGAAGTTGGTATTGATCCACAGGAAATATCTAACAGATTTACAGAATCAGGTGAGATTAATGAAGATGATTATACAAAGTTAGGAGAAGCAGGGTTTTCTAAACAGGTGATCGACACCTACCTTGATGGATTAAGAGGTGGTGCAACTTCTGGAGAAGATATTGCCACTACTCAGATACAAGGCATTAAAGATTCAGTCGGTGGAGATGACAACTACGGTAAGATGGTTTCATGGGCTATAGAAAATCTACCTGCTGAAGAGGTTAAAGAGTTTAATACTTTAACTGAAACAGCAAATGCAACAGCAATTAAATTTGCAGTACAAGGTCTTTATTCTCAATACAATAACGCTATGGGTGTCGAACCAAACTTAGTATCAGGCAAGGCTTCCTCCAGTGGACCTACACCTTACAGATCTACAGCAGAAGTAGTTACTGCTATGTCAGATCCACGCTATGGTAAAGATGTTACCTACACCGAAGATGTTCAAAGACGTTTAGGTGGTAGTGACGTATTCAATTAATTATGGCTAACACACCTACTAACCCTTCACTTTATTCAAGGGTAAAATCAGAAGCAAAGAAGAAGTTTAGAGTCTATCCTTCTGCTTATGCTAATGCCTGGTTAGTTAGAACTTATAAAAAACGTGGTGGAGGTTATCGTAAAACTTAATTATGCCCTTATCTAAAAACCAAAAACAACTAGACAAAACTGGTGATGGCAAAATCACTAGAGAAGATCTTATGATCCTTCGTAAATCTAAAAAGAAAAATGGCAAAGCTAAGTCTTAGTCAGATTAATACTCTGAAAAAACATTCAGTACATCATTCCAAAAAACATATGGACATGATGAAAAAGCTTATGCGTGAAGGATCATCCTTTAAAGCTGCTCACAACAAAGCACAAAAACAAATAGGCAAATGAGTTTAAAGAGATGGTTTAAAGAAAAGTGGGTGGATGTTAAAACAGGTAAAGACTGTGGTAGAGGGAAGGATGAGAAAGGTAGACCTTACCCTGCTTGCAGACCTAGTAAAAGAGTTAGTAGTAAAACACCAAAGACGACAGGTGAAATGAGTGGTAAAGAAAAGACTAGATTTAAACGAGAAAAGACAGGTTCAAAGAAAATTAGTTATCAACATAGGAGAAAAAAATCAAGAGATAGTTTAAAGATTGCATAAACGTGTTACATTTTAAATAACTACTTATCTTTCCTTTATGTCAAAGGGAGTATCTCTTACCAAGAAAGACAAAGATCCCACAGGGGGTCTTACTGCTTCTGGTCGTAGGAAATATAACCAGGCAACAGGTGGAAACTTGCAAGCCCCTGTTACTAAAAAGACAGGTCTTTCACCTAGACAGAAAGCCAGAAGAAAATCCTTCTGTGCAAGGATGTCTAAAGTAAAAGGACCAATGAAGAAAGATGGTGAGTTGACACGCAAAGCTCTTGCTTTACGCAAGTGGAATTGCGGTTCAGTATAAACTTAACAAAACGAAAATCTTAATATCAAAAGTGCCTGATGCGTCAGATACCACTGGAGAGAACAGACAGTAGTGAAGTTAGTTTCTTAAATTATTAATCAATCCAAAGGAGTTTAAATTATGGCTAACGCCACAGTTTCACGCCTAGGTCTGGTGAACAATAGTGGAACAGACTTTGACGCTCTGTTTCTTAAAGTGTTCTCTGGAGAAGTTCTTACAGCATTTGCTCGTAACAACATCTTCAATGAAGCATTACACTCTGTTCGTACCATAACCTCAGGTAAATCAGCACAGTTCCCAGTAACAGGAACAGCAACTGCTGCATATCACACACCAGGTAATCCATTAGTAGGTGCTAACCAAATCAGAGCAGGTGAAAGAGTCATTTCTATTGACGATCTGCTTATCTCTCAGGCATTTGTGTCGAACCTAGATGAGCTTAAGAACCATTACGATGTAAGGGCTACTTACGCTGATGAATTAGGTAAGGCTTTAGCTAAAACTTATGATGAAAACGTAGCCAAGGTAATTGCTAATGCTTCAAGAGCATCTTCAACAATTACTGGCCCTGCTGGTGGACTTACTTTAACACTTGGTTCTGGTAATACAGCTTCAGCAAACGTATCAGGTGATGAGATAGCAGCAGCTATCTATGATATTGCACAAACATTTGACGAGAGAGACATCCCTCCTACAGATAGATTCTGCGTATTGCCTCCAGCCGAATACTATAAATTGGCTGAGTCTGCTACAAGAACTGTAGATGTTGACTTTAACCCAGGTGGAAATGGTTCGTTTGCTTCTGGTCGTGTACAAATGATTGCAGGTATTCCTGTAATGATGAGTAATAACGTACCTCAGTCAAACGTAGGTTCTGAAGTTACTGGTACAAACAACAGCTACGCTGGTGATGACAGCAAAACTATTGGTCTTGTATTCCACAAGTCAGCAGTTGGTACTGTGAAGCTAATGGACATGACAACTGAGATCAGTGGTCAGGACTATGGCATCATGTATCAAGGTACATTGATGGTTGCTAAATATGCTCTTGGACATGGAATCCTCCGTCCAGAGTGTGCAGCAGCAATCAAGTTATCTGCTTCTTAATTCACACAAAAGGGTACTCAGCAATGGGTACTCTTTTCCTACTATTTGGAGAACACTATGGCTTACGGAAAAATGATGAAGAAGAAAAAAAAGAAAAAGATGGGTGGTAGAGAATCACTTAAAATAAAAAAGTACTAAACCATGACTGTAGCTGCAACCACTGAACTAGAAAGCATCAACATTATGTTGGCTGCTATAGGGGAATCTCCTATTAACAGTCTTACAGGTACTCTTCCTGTTGATGCTCGTCTGGCACAATCAACTCTTACTGAGGTAAACAAAGAAGTCCAATCTGAAGGTTGGTCTTTTAATACTGAAATAGATGTCACTCTTACTAAAGATGGATCTGATCATGTAGCTCTCTCTACAGACGTTTTAAGAGTTGATCCTAATATTCATCAACACCCTACGATTGATGCAATACAACGTGGTCTTAAGCTATACGACAGACTAAATAATAAGTATGAGTTTACAGAAGATTTAATATGTACAGTCGTCTACTTCAGAACTTTTGATGAGATTCCAGAACCTGCAAGAAGGTATATAACAATCAAAGCTGCTCGTATCTTTGTTGATAGGTTGGTTAGTGATGATGGATTAAGAACTTATACACAACAGGACGAAGTAAGAGCTAGAGCTATACTGATGGAAACAGACTTGGCAAATGGTGATCATAATCTTCTAAGAGGAGATCCTAGTCTTACAAGTGTCTTTGAAACTTACTCACCAGCTAACGTATTAATCAGATAACTATGGGTGTTATATCACGAGCAATTCCAACACTGCTGAGAGGTA